CTTAGTAAATCCCGGTGGAGCCTTAGGTAATACCTATACGGTCACTATCAATGCAGGGGCGATAGCCTCTCAAGATGAGTTTTCTGCTCTGCTCCAAGAGACGATCCAAGAGCTAAACCGTAAGGGTGATCCACTATTTACGGCGGGTGTCGCATGACCGTACCTGTAATTAACGCGCTTATTAACTTTTCTACCGGGCCCTCTTTTGGTGCGGCCATGGTTTTAGATAGCGGCATTTTAGGTACTAACGTATTAGCCGATAGTAATACCCTTATCGTCGATATATCTAACGTAGTCGATAGCGTTACGACTATGCGCGGACGTAACTTACAGGCCGATGTATTTCAGACGGGCACTCTTACTCTTAGGATCGTCGATCAAAACGGCGACTTTAACCCTCAAAATCCTAATAGCCCTTATTACGGCTTACTTACTCCTATGCGTAAGGTACAAATCACGGGTACCTATAACGGCACCGAGTACCCTATGTTTAGCGGCTTTATTACTAGCTACACGACTACGACTCCTAAGATGGCTACGGACGTCGTATACACGACTATTACCGCGGTAGACGGCTTTAGGCTTTTCCAAAATAGTCAGATCACAAACGTAACCCTCGCCTCAGCGGGTGACTTACCCGGCGAGCGCGTAAACGCTATCCTCGACGAGATCGCTTGGCCTCCATCGATGCGCGAGATCGAGTACGGCGACACTATTTTTCAGGCAGACCCGGGCACCTTACGTACGGCTTTATCAGCTCTACAAACCGCCTCAATATCCGAGTACGGTGCTATCTATATGGATGCTCGCGGATCAGTAAATCTTAAAGATCGCGCCTATTGCATAGACTCTCAAACTATCCCGCCTGTAGTTTTCAATGATGACGGTAGCGAGATTACTTACTATAACGCCGTATGGCGCTTAGATGATACTCAGGTATATAACTCAGCCTCTATTACCAAAATAGGCGGTACGGCTCAGATAGCTCAGGATCAAGACTCTATCGATGAGTATTTTGTACACTCCTATACTCAGCAAAATCTAGTAATGGATACAGATCAAGCCGCGCTCGATTACGCTCGAGCTTATGTAGCAAGCCGTAAACAAACTCGTACGCGATGCGATGCTATCGAGCTAGACCTTTATACCGAAAACTATAACGATGGCATTATCGCAGCGCTTGATCTAGATTTTTTTGACCCTGTAGAGGTTACGACTAATCAGCCTGGTAACTCGACTCTGCAACAAACTCTACAAGTGTTTGGCGTAGCTCATCGAGTAACGCCTAGCTCATGGAAAACGACATTTACAACTCAAGAGCCGATTATCGACGGCTTTATACTAAACTCAACACTATACGGCGTGCTCGATACATCCGTATTAGCATACTAAGGAGCAGGTTATGGCAGCTGGACAAGGTTTTAAGACCTTTGTAACGGGTGAGGTTTTAACCGCCGGTGACGTAAACGGCTACCTCATGCAAGGTATTAATGTATTTACAAATGCAACCGCTCGGGATGCGGCTATCACCGCACCGGCTGAGGGACAATTTGCATTTACAAAAGATAATAACTCTTTGTGGTATTACGACGGTGCAGCTTGGGTAGCCTCAGGTGCTACCGGTGACATCGAGGGAGTTACCGCGACAAGTCCCCTAACAGGTGGAGGCACATCCGGGACGGTTACGGTAGGTATACAAAACGCTACCACGGCGCAATTAGGAGCGGTGCAATTAACGGACTCGGTAGCTAGTACATCGACGACGACCGCCGCTACGCCTAACTCAGTTAAAACCGCTTACGATCTCGGTAATGGAGCGGTACCAAAATCTACAGTAACTACAAAAGGCGATTTAATTGCCGCTACAGGATCGGCGACCGTTTCACGTTTAGGTGTTGGTACTAATGGACAAGTGTTAAAGGCTAACTCAGGTACCGCAACCGGTCTAGAGTGGGGCGCATCAAGCGCCGCTAAAAGTTACTCTTTACTAGGTACGGCTACTTTAACCGGAGCAGGTACGATCACTATTTCAGGTTTGAGCGGTTACGATAATTTAATGATCACAGTAGACACGGCTCGAGGGCCCGCTAGTGCTCTTATGACAATGCGTTTTAATTCATCAACTGGCCCATATCCGCAATTTGGTCAAAATACTGTAGGCGCAGCATCTTATTCTGTTTATGTTTTTCAACCAAATACTCAACCTTCTGCAAATGCAATCAGTTTCGGAGATATGAGCGCTAACATTTCAAGCTCTGTCTCGGGTATGGTGCAGGTATTAGGCGCTAACGGCTCTGGAATGAAAGCGTGGACATCTGTAGCAGGTGTAGAGTCTAATGCTTCTACTACAACTCGCGCCTATTTTGGTGGCGGTATGTTTGAGCCTACGGCGGTTATTAGTAGCGTTTCTATTCTTTGTAATGCTGGTGGTAATAATTTTACTAATGGGACTATGAAAGTATACGGAGCCGTTTAATGACATATACAGAGAAAATCGTAGACATTACAACAGGTAAAGAAATCATCCGTAATTTAACCGATGATGAAATTGCCACAGTTAATGAGGAGCAAGCTAAAATAGCAGCCGAGCAAGCGGCGCGTGAGGCAGAGCAAGCCGTTAAAGATGCAGCTCGTCAAGCCGTACTCGATAAACTTGGACTATCGGCAGATGAAGTAGCTGCATTACTTGGATGAGTCTTACAAGCTATAACGGATACCCGGCCTCTAAAGATCCGGCAGAGATGGTACGGCTTTACGGCTTAGGTGCGCTAGTAGCGTGGGCCCGCTATTAGCCGCCTTTGCCGCCGAGTTTAATAAGTTAATAGAGCCTATCGACGGCGGTACGTTAGACGACTGGGGCTACGCTTTTAGGATGGTGCGCGGATCTACTGATCGCTTATCGTGTCACTCATCCGGCACCGCTATCGACCTAAACGCGACTAAGCATCCTCTCGGCAAGGTGGGCACGTTTCCCGCTGAAAAAGTACCTATGATCCGAGCACTAGCTAAAAAGTACGGCCTCAAGTGGGGCGGCGATTTTAAGAGCAGGCCCGATGATATGCACTTTGAGGTAGAGGTAAGTGCAACAAAAGCAAAAGAATTAATTACTAAGTTAGGATTACACAATGCCAAGTAGTGCTCAAGTAACAGTAAATACAACGGCTACCGTATTAGTAGCTGCAACCGCTTTTGACCAAACCGCTTATCTACATAACTTAGGTGGCGGCGCGGTTTATCTAGGTGCAGCTAACGTATCTGCCGCTAACGGCTACAAACTAGATAACGGCGATAAAATTACTATCGGTGTAGGAGATCATGAGGCCCTCTACGCTATCGCAGCTAACGGTACTCATACCGTAAGCGTTTTAACTCAAATTAACTAAGGGCATTACAGGAGATAACAATGAAAGAGCAACTAATCGCAGCGGCTAAATCATACGGTCGCGCTGCAATAGCAAGCGCGGCGGCCCTTTATATGTCTGGAATCTCAGATCCTAAAGTATTGGCTAATGCGTTTATCGCCGGTCTAATCGGGCCATTACTCAAAGCGCTCCAACCGTCCGAGGGTCAGTTTGGCGTTAGTAAGTAATGGAAAGAGCTCAGCTCCTAATTGGTATTACCTTGGGGGTAACTACTATTTTGGGGTTAGGGGCTGGGCTCATCCGCCATTTTGTTAAGTATTATCTAGCCGAATTAAAGCCGGACGGCAACGGCGGGCATAACCTAGCCGGGCGCGTTGAGCGTATTGAGAAGCGCGTAGACCGCATCTATGAGATATTGCTCGAGGATCGCTTAGCCAAGTAGCGACACGCCAAAAGGCTATACGCTTTGTATTCTGACATTTTGCCCTCATACTGATACTACAAACGCTGAGAGGGCTACTCGGTTAGTAGCTTGATCGGCCTTAACAAAGGGCTAAGTAATGAATAGTTTAGATATATTAATAGGTTTATTCGCTTGTTTTATGGGCTTTATGTTTATGGTGATCGGCTACTCGATAGGTCACCGACAAGGCCACGGCGAGGGTTTTATCCGGGGTCGTGCCATCGCTCAAGCTCTTAAAGATAAGGAGCTAATCTAATGAGTTTTCTAGATAACTACGAGGATGTAAATGCTCGCATCAAGCGCTTTAGAGCTGAGTTTCCATCCGGTCGATTAATTGCATCTATCGAGCACATCGACGTAATGGCCGGTACGGTGCTAGTAAAGGCCGAGGCTTACCGCGAGTACGAGGATCAGGTGCCAAGCGCCGTTGATTACGCTTTTGGTAACGTTTCAACCTATCCAAATAATCTCAAAAAATGGTTTATAGAGGACACGATTACAAGCGCTTACGGCAGGTGCATAGGCCTATTGACTCCAAGCCTCAATCATAAGGCGCGGCCTACTATGCAGGATATGGAAAAGGTAGAAAACCTACCCGCTGATCCTGATCCATGGAGCACTAAAGCCTCAATCGAGGACATGACGACTATGGCAAGTGCGGTGTTAGAGATCGGTAAAACCTTAGGCGGTGAGCAGGTAGCCGAGGCTCCTCGATGCCCTCATGGCACGATGATTTGGGCGACCGGTGAGGCGAAATCTACGGGTAAGCCGTGGGCCGCGTATAAGTGCACCGAGCGGGTACGAGCTAATCAATGTA